CAGAAACTCAATGACCATCCGGTCTCTCCTTTAATTCAAAGTGAGGATAGTCCTTGAAGGTACGCCAGTCACCTCCCCAAACTATCGGAGTGTCGAGTATGTCGGCTGCTTGTTTCATAGCCTCTGCTATCGGGTAGAAGGCTTCAGGTTCCCATGTCACAGGGATTGGTACTACATCGACTGCTAGGCCATCTAAGTGCTTGGACCTCATGGTCTTGCTAAAGCCGTTGTTAAAGTAGTCCCTTTGTTCTTCTATTGTTCTTAATCCATCAGTGATCTCGAATGGAACCTCTGATAGTAGTCTAGCAAGGAAAACAACTTCATATAAATCGAGATGAATTTCTGCTAAATGCTGTTTAGATCGTTCTGAGAAACCCCCCTCGTGGGAATTAGTACCCCCCTCGTGAGAAATTGAGTTGGTAGCCCAGAAGAGGCTAAAGAGGGCTACCCAAAAAGTAACAATAAACCCTATGAGGGTGGCTCTGGCCATTCTACATTCCTTGGGTCTGTGGTGTTAGCTGGTAGGTCTCGGAGTTGCTGTCGGTACACAGCCCAAGCTGCTGCGTCTACAGGAGCGTCTGGTACTTGAGTCCAGTCAGAATCTTTCAGGCGACCGTCTCTTAACTCTCGCATAGCGAAAGTGGCTTTTTCAATCTCTGCTGCCTCTAAGACACTATCTGGCTTTTGTACTGCGACACCATCTACGACCGTATGAGTGTCAGGGTCGAAAGCTCCTTCAAGATAAGGCCCGTTAAGTTCTGCATCTTCTACTGAACCTGACATAATTGCCGTAATCTCACCAGTCTCAGCATTATAAAGTGTAAACTGGCTTCTCATCTGTATTTTCTCCAAATAAGCATTCTTACAAAAACAGAGCTAAAACCAGACCAGTTTTGCCTTTTGTAGGATATTAAAACTTGACGATTGCCAGTACCAACACTTGTAGACCCAATCAGTACAATGTTAGATACCGCTGGACCCCCAGAAGTCACCGTCGCCAACATTAAGCTACCATTAAGATACAAAGCAGAATTGACGATGCTATCGGAACTGGTTGTCCCATTCTGACCTATAAATGCCATTACAGTGTATTCGCCAGCGTAGGAAAAATTATAATTTCTGTCGACTATAATTTGCGCCGACGACGCATTGTTATTGACCGAGATATTAGCAGTGGTGTAATAGTCTACAACCCCCACGGCATTACCCGCTATCTTAAGGGTTCCAACTTCGGCATTTTTGATATTAGCGCTTTGAATAACACTGTTGTTAATTTGAGCAGTGTTGGTGATAATACCTGAAGTGGCTAATAAGCCCCCGGTGATAGTGTTGGCTTGGATTTTATTACCTGTAATAGTGTTTCCCTGAATTTTATTACCTGTAATGGTATTACCAAAAATATTGCTGCCCCGAATGGTGTTGCCAGCAATTTCATTGGTTGTGATTGTTCCACTTACTATATCACCAGCCTGAATAGTCCGGCCTTTAATTTGATTAGAGGTAATAGTGTTATTAGTGATCTTAGTACCATCAATCTCACCTATTTGGACTTGGTTGTCCGCTAAAACTCCCGTAAGGTCTGAGAAGTCAACACTACCTACAGCAGAGCCAACAACAGCTACCCACTGGCTACCGTCCCACCTGTACAGTTTACCATCTGCCGTGTTAAATACTTGTTGGCCTGTGGTGCCAGAGGCAGGGAGGGAAGATACATCCTCAATATAATGTAAGCCTTGGTCTTCAAACAAAGCGGTTACATCGTTTACAAAAGACTCAGAACCTACGTCTTCAGATGTAGCAAACACTCCCGAGGAAAACCCAGATGTATTACCAGAATAATCTACAGACTTCAGCCAATAGTACCTAGTAGCACCAAGGCCAAGGTTTGTCCTGTAGTAGTGATCTCCGGTAGAAGTGGCAATCTTTGTAGCAGCACCTGAGTTGTTTGAGGTATGCTCGTAAATCTCTACATAGCTAAAGTCTAGGTCAGCAGGGTTTGTCCACTCAACTCTAATAGCTTGGAACTCTCCACTAGCAGAGACACCAGTAGGTGCAGCAGGGGCAGTGGTATCTCCTCCTCCAGTAAAGTTAGTGGTAACAAAAGGCCCTCTAGAGCCACCCTCTGTTACTGCCCTCACTCGGATAAGATACTGTACACCATCTACAAAAGGACCAATCTCAATAGAGGTCTCAGGCGTGGTGGTAGAGTTGTAGTCTGTCTCAGAAGTCTGTCGCCACTCTACATCATAACTGGTAACAAAAGGGTTCCCCGGCGCACCCCAACTAACAATAGCATTAGGCAGGAAACTACCATCACCAAGGGTCTTACCTGAACCAGAGACAGTTAAGCTGCTGATAGTCAGGTTAGCATTAGGGTTAGGGAAGTCTGTGTTCTCAGACTCAAAGGCTGTGTCAGCATACTCATCATAAGCTGTGGTAGTAATGGCCCGGAGAACAAGGTTAACATCTAGCCCTTGATCTTCCCCTACACCAAATGCCCAATGAACCACTTCAAAGATTTCATTGGTGTAACCAAGACGACTGTTGGTAAGAGTAACAATGTCTCCTACCTCTAGCTGGAAAGCCCTAAGACCGAAAGCCCCTGTCAGGGTAATCTGACTACGGTTACGCTCAAGGGCAATGTTAGCAATCCTTTGAGCTTCACCGGGAGTGTCAGTGAACGGCAGTGGTAAGTCTAGGAGAGACTCTTGGTTATTGTCTGCCGCAACAAAACTTGAGTCAGTGACAAGAGGGTAATCAGTTGGCTGATAGTTACTTGCTGGACCCTTAAAGACACCCCTAACACCGTTAAAGTTGTCCCTACGGGAGTGCCTAGTGGAAATAGACAGAGAAGACCTTAGATCGTCTTCATTTAGGTTTAAGACTGGTGTAGTATACTGACCTGCCTTAAGTCTCCACTTGCCTTGTGCATACCATACAGTGCCAGCACAGGTGGCTACAAACTGACTCAGAAGGTCCGCAGGTACAGCAGAAGTCAGCCAAGCACCGTTACAGGTGTACCTAGTGCTGCTGTCTGTAGTTACAGCTTCATCACAAATATCAGCAGCAGTCTCTATACGGTCATCGTCAATGTTTACCTCATCCTCACCTAAGCCATAGCTAGTATTGGTGAGGAAGTCTCGGATAATAAGAGCAGGGTTATCAGACCAAGCAGTAGTGCTGGTCCTTGGGTCATAGACTTTCTTACCCTTAACAAGCGCTGTGACTACAGGAAGTCCATTAGGGTAAGCGCTAACATCATCTGAGCTAGTAGGAAGGTCTGCCTTAAAGACAATTGCTAAATGAGCAATACCCCGAAGAATATGACTGTTGGTCCACTTAGAGCTAAAATTAGACAGGCTCTGCCCATCAAGGCTGGAGGTATGGCCACCGTCAATCTTACGAATCTTAACAAGGCCACTGAACCGAGTAGAGGAAGTACCAGAGATTAGATTACCCTTTTCATCGACTTCCTGTACTGTGGCTACGTTACCGTCAGCACCAAGAGACGTAACTTTGTAGTTATCAAGGAATATCTCCTCGAAGTCCTCAACCTCATGTCCAGCAAAGGCAATAATACGGCTAAGATACTCGTTATTAGCACCAGTAGCATCATCAAAGACTACAACACCACCAACCTTAGTCTTACCGTAAATAACTTGATGATGTAGTGCAGACCCCTTACTGTTGACTGTGTAGCCGCTGTACTTAGGTTCAGACACAGTAGCGGGGGTTAGGGAGCTTGTAGCAGACAGTTGGTTGTTAAGCTCTTTCTTGGCAAGATAAGTTCCAGCAAACCCAAGCACAGCGCCCACTGTACCAAGAATTATTGCTCCCGGCGCACCAAACTTAGAACCAGATACGGCCCCACTGATACCGCCTATAACGCCAGAGAGAAGGCTCTGACCCATATCAGTCTCCTATATACTTAGAATAGATGCGCTCTACCAAAGAGAACTTCAGGAACTGCATCAGATTATCGAAAGGTTTATGTACCTTTGTATTGATAGCCAAGACTGAGACACCGTCTTCTTTAAGACACTTCTCTGCAAACTGGATTAACTTGATACCAG